TAGACATACATTGGGATAGGTTGTTATGAGTAGCAATAAATGCTACCATACCACCTTAGCTAGGCTATGCTTGTGTTATTGTTACAAAGTGTGTTAGCATGAAGCATTATGAACTTATACACCAGACAAGACTTAGAAGACAGAGGCTTAACAAACACATACCCCTACAGTGTATTTACACAGGCTTCATTAGCGTTACACAGAGGATATGTAGACAAGATGCATTTGTTTCACAGTGATGTCTATTACGTCAGAGCATCTCTAGAAAAAAGTACAGGATATGTATTTCCCTTAGACAGAGTTGAAGAAGCTATGAGAGCTGAGGGATGGAAAGAACATAGACACCTACCAAGGAAGAAACAACATGGCAACAAAGAAAAGCACTGTTAATGCTGCTGGCAACTACACTAAGCCTACAATGCGTAAGGCGTTAGTGGCTAGTGTTAAAGCTGGTAGCAAAGGTGGTGATGCTGGTGAATGGAGTGCTAGGAAGGCACAGCTTGTTGCTAAGCTGTATAAAGCTAAGGGTGGTGGCTATAAATGAAAGCCTCACAGAAGTCTTTAAAGGATTGGACAGACCAGAAGTGGACTACTAAGTCTGGTAAGCCCTCTTCTAAAACAGGAGAGCGTTATCTTCCTGAAGCAGCCATCAAGTCTTTAAGCTCTGCTGAGTATGCTGCCACCACCAAAGCCAAGAGAAAAGGTACAGCAGAAGGCAAACAGTTTGTTAAACAGCCTAAGGCCATTGCTAAGAAAGTGAGCAAATTTAGATGACTATTCCAGAGCGAGTTAAAAGTAAGATGAAAGAGGAAGGTCTTTCAGGAGTAAACAAACCTAAAGCTACACCAAGCCATCCTACAAAGAGCCATGTTGTTATGGCAAAAGATGGTGAAGAATATAAGCTTGTTCGTTTTGGACAGCAAGGTGTTAAAGGTGCTGGAGCTAACCCTACCAGTGATAAAGATAAAGCTAGGAAGAAATCTTATTATGCAAGACATAATGCTCAAGATCCTAGTCCAGATAAATTAAGTGCTCGCTACTGGTCCCATAAAGTCAAGTGGTGATATAACATAAATGGTAACTAAAAGGAGAAACTATGGCTACCGATGCAGAAAAAGTTAAGATGTATAGAGAAAAGGCTAAGGACACTTCTGTTCCTCAAGAAGTGCGTAACACCTACTTGGACAGAGCTAATGAGCTGGAGCGTAAGGCTTTTGAAAATACAAAGAAAGCTCCTGCCACTCCTGAAAAGAAGATGATGTATGGTGGTATGCCTGTAAGAGGTAGCCGTACAGCCACTAACAAAGAGAAGAAGATGATGGGTGGTGGTTATGCTATGCCAGAGAAAAAACCAATGATGGCTAAGGGTGGTGCTGTTAAAGCTGCTGCTAAAGGTGGTAAGCCTATGGTGGCTATTATGATTGGTGTTGGTAAGCCAGCCAAAGCTCCTATGAAGAAGCCAACTAAAGGTGATATGGCTAAGAAGGGTAAGGGCTAATTATGAAAGGCTTAATGGCTCCTGAGATGTTTGAGGGGTGTTATCCCATTGTTACTCCTGAGGAGAACAAGACAAACACTGAGCATACTATTAAATATTGGAAGCTTGGTCCTAAGGACAATCCCTCTGATGAGCCTGACAGCACTCCAGAATATTGGAAAGACATGGCAGAGACATGGCAGTGTGATGAGTCTGAAGCAAGACGTAAACGCTGTTCCAATTGTGAATATTTTAACAACACCCCAGAGATGCTGTTTATGATGGATACCATTCCTCGTAATAGCTTTGATACTGCTGCTGGTGGTAGAGGCTATTGTCACAAGTTTGAATTTGTCTGTCATGGCCTACGGGTATGTGCAGCATGGGAACTTAAAGAGTTTGAAAGCGAAGACTAATGCCTACTACTAAAAAACAAACAGCTAAGATTGCTAAGGTGATGGGTGAATATAAGGACAAGTCTTTACATTCTGGTAAAGGTGGTAAAGTTGTTACATCCCCCAAGCAAGCCATTGCCATTGCTTTGTCTGAAGCTAAAGTGAAGCCTAAGAAGAAATGATAGATAGTACAAGAGCTTCTAGATTTAGAAGTGTTGGTCTAAACCTGACAGCAGGTAGTGCCAACACTGTCTATACTTGTCCTAACAACTTCACTTCTAAGGTGGAGTTGCTATTTGTTTGTAACAAGACAAGTGGTAATAAGACAGTACAGATAGATTGGCATGACACTTCTACAGGACTCACCTACGCTATAGTTGGTGGATACACAGTGTCTGCTTACAACTTCTTAAAGTTTGACCAAGCCTATCTTGTTCTAAATGCTGGAGACTATTTATCCATCACTCCTGAGGCTGGCAGCACAATGGATGCAACAGTGTCTGTTGAAGAATATTTTGATCCAGCAACTAGAGTATAAGGAAACACTATGGCTAAAAGAGAACTTACAGAACAACAGAAGAAATTCATTGAGGTGTTATTTGCTGAAGCTGGTGGCAATCCTGTAACAGCAAGGAAGCTTGCTGGCTATAGCGAAGGCTACAACACTAAAGCAATCATGGATGTCTTGAAGGAAGAAGTGATTGAAGCTACACAGCTTTACATCGCCATGAACGCCCCTAGAGCAGCTATGGCTGTTGTTAGTGGCATTGCCGATCCTACAGAGCTTGGCTTAAAAGAGAAGCTCAATGCTGCTAAGGATTTGTTAGACAGGGCTGGCTTGGTAAAAACAGATAAGGTTCAGATTGAAACTCCATCTGGCATTATGATTTTACCTGCCAAAGATAAGAGTGAGTGAGAGAGACTTAGGGGCTTGGATACTTCCACAGCCTAAAGATAAGGAAACATATGTACCCATACCAAAGATTGGTAGAACTATACCTTTTGGTTACCGACAAGATGAAACAGATCCTGACCTCTTGCAGCCAATACCTGCAGAGCTTGAAGCGTTAGAAAAAGCTAAGAAGCATCTAAAACAATATCCTTCTAGGCAGGTAGCTGCTTGGTTGACTAAGGTGAGTGGCAGAGAGATTAGTCATGTTGGACTTTTAAAGAGAATAAAGAGTGAGCGAAAACACGGATATAAATCCACTACTTACCGCAACCTTGCCCGAAGGCTCCAAAAAGCCCTTGAGCAAGCGCAGAGGTACGAAAAGAGGCTCGGCAAAGAAGACCAAACCGGATACTTCGAGTCAGAAAGCTACAGCAAGCTCACCCAATATATCGATAGCAAGCTCGGAGGAGACACAGCTTCCAATAGCTGATGAGAGAGAAGTGTTGTTTAAGCCCAATCCGGGGCCTCAAACATTCTTCTTAGCATCTTCAGAGAGGGAAGTGTTGTATGGTGGAGCTGCTGGTGGTGGTAAAAGTTATGCCATGCTTGCAGATCCTCTTAGGTATATGGTGCATCCGCAGTTTTCTGGGTTGCTTCTGCGTCACACGACAGAGGAACTTCGAGAACTCATCTGGAAAAGCCAAGAGCTTTATCCAAAGATTTACCCCGGCATCAAGTGGAGTGAGAGAAAGATGCAGTGGGAAGCACCATCAGGGGCTAGACTATGGATGTCTTACCTTGATAGAGATGAAGACGTATTGAGATATCAGGGTTTGGCGTTTAGCTGGATTGGTTTTGATGAGTTGACGCAGTGGCATACGCCATTTCCGTGGAACTATATGCGTTCTCGTCTGCGTACAGCAGCAGCAGACCTACCAATCTTCATGAGAGCTACAACAAATCCGGGTGGTCCGGGTCATGCTTGGGTGAAGAAGATGTTTATTGACCCTTCTCCAGCAGGAAAAGCGTTTGATGCTACCGATATTGAGACTTCTAAACCTTTAGTGTATCCAAAAGGACACAGTAAAGAGGGGCAGCCACTGTTTAAGCGTAGGTTTATCCCTGCTATGTTGACGGATAACCCCTACTTGATGCAGACAGGTGACTATGAGACAATGTTGTTGTCTCTTCCTGAGCATCAAAGGAAGCAATTGTTAGAGGGTAATTGGGATATTGCTGAAGGTGCAGCGTTTCCTGAGTTTAATAGACAGATTCATGTGGTGGAACCGTTCCACATCCCAAGTAATTGGACTAAATTTAGGGCTTGTGATTATGGATATGGTAGTTATAGTGCTGTTGTGTGGTTTGCTGTCTCTCCCAGTGAACAGTTGGTCATATATCGTGAGCTATATGTTAGCAAAGTACTTGCCAAAGACCTCGCTCACTTAGTAATGAGGGCTGAAGAGAACGATGGTCCTATGAGATATGGTGTATTGGACAGTAGTTGCTGGCATAAGCGTGGTGATACAGGTCCATCGCTGGCAGAACAGATGATTGCAGAGGGTTGTAGGTGGAGGCCAGCGGATAGAAGTGCTGGAAGTAGGGTGTCTGGTAAGAATGAGCTGCATAGAAGACTACAGCTTGACCCCTTTACAGAACAACCAAGACTAGTTATAACAAGCAACTGTGTAAATACGATTGCTCAGCTACCCATCATACCTTTGGACAAGAAAAACCCAGAGGATATTGATACTAAAGCTGAAGATCACTTATATGATGCTATTCGTTATGGTGTGATGAGCAGACCTAGAAGTAGTTTGTTCGATTACAATCCATTAAATTCTGCTGGTTCTGGGATGAAGATGGCAGACCCCACATTTGGGTATTAAAGGGTATTTATGGCGCAAAACAATTTTATGGACGCTAAGTCCGTTGGTTTAGAAGACAAAAAAGAAGGTGAACTTACACCATTTGCTGGTGATAGTCTCTTAAGTTTTCTAAACGAAAGATACACCAAGAGTGAAGAGAGTCGTAGACAAGACGAACAGCGTTGGCTGAGGGCTTATAGAAACTATCGTGGTCTTTATGGACCAGATGTTAAATTTACAGAGACAGAAAAGTCTCGTGTGTTTATTAAAGTGACAAAGACTAAGGTGCTTGCAGCATATGGTCAAATCACTGATGTGTTATTTGCTAACAATAAGTTTCCTCTTAGTGTTGATCCTACTGTATTGCCAGAAGGTGTAGTGGACTCAGCACATATAGATCCTAAGGCTCCAGAAGAAGCTGAACCTGAGATGGCTTCTCCTTTTGGTTACAAAGGTGATGGTAAAGATTTGCCTCCCGGTGCTACATTAACAACTCTTATGGATCGTCTTGGTCCATTTAAAGACCAGCTTAAAGATACTAAAAATCTTAAAGAAGGTCCGGGTGTAACTCCTACCTCCATTACATTCCATCCTGCAATGGTTGCAGCTAAGAAGATGGAAAAGAAAATACATGACCAGTTGGATGAGAGTGGTGCTAATAAGCATCTTCGCTCTACAGCTTTTGAGATGGCTTTGTTTGGCACAGGCATCATGAAAGGCCCGTTCGCAAAAACTAAAGAATATCCAAACTGGGATGAAGAAGGTACATATACACCACAGATGAAGACAGTACCAGAGACATCACATGTTTCTATTTGGAACTTCTATCCTGATCCTGATGCTA